TCTGTATTCCACCTAAAGATATCATATTTCCACATGTAGCTGGTGTAATATTTGGGTTTGATAAGGACTACACACGATTTGATCAGTATCAACAACATCATATTATAGACAAAGGCTCAGATAAGACATACGACATTACAATATTTAATATAGTTAAATATTTTAGGTTATGTACAGATGGAAATCCCAATATGATTGATAGCCTGTTTGTACCAAGGAGATGTGTAATATTTTCAACTCCTATTGGAGAAATAGTTAGGAGCAATAGACAACTATTCTTATCAAAGAAATGTTGGTTTACGCACAAAGGGTACGCCTATTCACAATTATCTAAAATGAACAGTAAAAATTTTGATGGGTCTAATTCATCAGAAGACAGAAAAAAGGATGTATTAAAATATGGTTACTCAACTAAGTTTGCTTATCATATAGTCAGATTACTCAATCAAGCTGAGCAGATACTTATAGAACATAATCTTGATATTACAAGAAATAGAGAGCAACTTAAATCTATTAGGAGAGGAGAATGGACGGCAGAACAAATACAAGACTATTTTACAACTAAAGAAAGAGAGCTTGAGTCTGTCTATAGTGAAAGTACACTAAGACATAGCCCAGATAGAAGTAGTATTAAAATTGTACTATTAAAATGTTTAGAGCAATATTTTGGTAGTATAGATAGATTGATTAAGACAGACAAAAGTGTTGAACCTTTAATTAGAGATCTTAAGGAGGTATTAGGGAGATATGAGTAGCTCAATACCAAGTGCAGAAGTGTATGAAGAAGAGTATAAAAAATGGGTAGATGGAGAAACAAAAATTAATCACTTTATAGCAATGAGAAAGCAATCGGAAGACCGTCTCGATAATCCTGAGATGGGAGATTGGATGAGAGGCTATTATAGTGGTGAAAGAGCTGCATACGGGCATTGTATTAAATATTTACAAACAAGGGGATTAAATGAATGAGGTAATACAATATATAGAAAGTAAGGGTATACCTTATAGAATAGAGGGTAAAGAGTGTATAATTAAATGTCCAGGTTGTATGAAAGATAAGCTCTATGTAAATATAGAGAATCAACTTTTTCATTGTTTTCACTGTGAAACCATAGATCCTGAGTCTACATATGCAAAAGGACATTTGTCGCAATTGAAAGAGACATATGGCGATATAATGTCAGTAGCCAAAATAACTAAAGAGCCTGACAAAGAAGCTAACTTCACAGATATGGTAAGTAGATATACCTATGAGCTAAAGAATAATAAAAAGGCATTGCGATATTTAATGAAGAGAGGATTCACATCAGAAACCATAGAAAAACATCAATTAGGGTTTACTACAAGATATAATCAGGAATGGTTGTGTATTCCATCCATAGAGAATGATATACCAAAATTATTAAAATTAAGAAAGTTACCACCAGATACAAGCCCAGAGCTTGGGAAATATATCAGAGAGAAGAATTCCAAATCTATATTGTTTAATGGGGATGCTATTGATAAATTTGATACAATAATGATTGTAGAGGGGGAGATAGATGCTTTAACCTTATTACAGAATGGATATGAGAATGTGGTGGGCATAACCGGCGGAGCGGGGACACTTAAATCAGAATGGTATGATCAACTTATATTAAAAGAGAGACTTATTCTAATCTTGGACTCAGATGAGGCAGGGCAAAAGGCGGCTAAGAATGTATGGGCTACAAGATTAGGTGTGAATAGAGTGTGGAATGTATTATTACCTGAAGATGAGGATATAAACTCTTTCTTTCTTAAATATACTAAAGAAAGTTTTGACAGAATAATTAAGAAAGCTTCACGTTGGAAAGTGGAAGGAGTTGTAGATTTAGGGGAGGCATTATCACAACTATATCAAAGTTCACAGAGTATTGATGCGGTATTTCCTACACCATACTCCAGCTTGAATAAACTATTGCCCGGTGGGGGATTACAGAAAACTCATCTAGTTACAATAGGAGCGCCTGGGGGCATAGGAAAGACCACAATGGCAATGCAGATATGTTATCATATAACAAAAAAGTACGAATTGCCATCATTATTTATATGTCTTGAGATGCCCGCTAAAGATCTTGCAGTAAAGGTAATCCAATTAGACAGGGATTTATCTTACAAAGAAATAGATCCATCTGATGGATTAATTTATGCACAAGAGTTAGAAGATCTTGATATGTATTTTAGTTATAGCTCTCAATTAGATGTTAGTATGTTAGTAGAAACTACTAAAGTTTGCAGAGATAGATTTGGGGTGGGGATAGTTGTCTTAGATAATCTTCAACTAATGGTGCGAAGTCAGGAGCACATGGACTATGCACTTGTAAGTCAAAAAGCAAAACAGTTAGCTATGGATTTAAATATGATATTTGTGTTAATATCACAACCAACTAAATTAGCTGGTAGAAGTATGACAAGTGATGACTTGAAGGGGACATCAGCAGTTCACGCTGACAGCGATGAGATTTTAATAATAAATAGGAAAAGAGAAGGGGGGGAAGATGCTACAGTATTTAGTAATATAGCTAAATGTATATTAGATAAGAATAGGTATGGCAGTCCTGGGAAGTTTAATCTAAATCTTATCGGCGAGAAATCTAGGTTTGAAGAGATAACAATATAAGGAGACTAATTATGACAAATGACTTTCCGTATGATGAAGACGAATGGGAATTTGATGATGATGAGTATGAAGATAGATTAGATGATCTTGCGGATAGATTGTATGATGAAATGATATGTGGTGATAGAACAGAAAGTAGTGCAAGATCAGCATATAATAGGGCAAAAAGGGGAAGATGAAATGGGATATATGCATATAGATAATTTATATAAGAATCAAGATATCTTATTATTTAAAGAGTGCTATGCGTCAGAAAAGATACATGGTACATCCGCACATATTTCATGGAAAGATTCTAAGGTATCCTTTTTTTCGGGTGGGGTTGAATATCTAAATTTTATAAATTTATTTAATGTAAATATTTTAACAGATAAATTTATAGAGTTAGATAGACCCGAAATTGTAGTGTATGGAGAGGCATATGGTGGAAAATGTCAAAGAATGAGTCAGACATACGGGAAAGATCTTAAGTTTGTAGCATTTGAAGTAAGGATAGTAGATACATGGCTTTGTGTGCTAGATGCAGAAAGCGTTTCAGTTTCATTAGGGTTAGATTTTGTTCCTTATTTGAAATCTTCTACTAACTTAGAAGATTTAGATGCTCAAAGGGATGCTCCATCTATACAATCTATGAAATGTGGTATAGATGGACCGAAAAAAAGAGAGGGGATTGTTTTAAAACCATTAATAGAACTTAGAAAAAATAATGGCGCAAGAATAATATCTAAACATAAAAATGAAGATTTTATGGAGACTAGAACACCACGAAAAGTAGACGGAAAAGATTTAGAAATACTTAAACAAGCTAATGCTATAGCAGAAGAATGGATTACAGAAATGAGATTATCTCATGTGTTAGATAACTTTCCAAATCCTGCTATAGAAAATACAGGAGAGATCATTAAAGCAATGATTGGAGATGTAGAAAGAGAATCTGAGGGAGAGATTATAAAATCTAGAAAAGCCAGAAAGGCAATGAGTAAGAGAACTGCTATTATGTTTAAAGAAAGATTAAAGGAGAGGTTGTACAAATGAAATTAAAGCAATTCACAATCCCAAAGGACAGACGGGAATTTGACATTCTTATGACTAAAGGCAGTCAGATTATATCTTTAAATGATGGCTATAGTAATAAAAGAATGGTATACATAGAAGGAGACTCTACAATAAAATCTTATAGATCGTTCGTACTAGTTAGAATAGATGAGGGGCTACCACCATATCAATCTGTATTTATAGGAAAATACGATATTAGATCAGAGGAATGGCAATATATTTATCTTTTTGAAGTTTTTAAACCTAAAGATCCATATCCATAGAATGTACTGGATAAGATATATAAAATGTCGGATATTTGGGGGCTGGTTTCATTTTAGAGAAATGCAATATCTTAAGAATGGTTGTGCATATAGAATGAAAAGGTTTGGGTCTGTTTGGGGACTATTGTATTTGAGATGGCTTAATTTAATAAGAAAATATAGGTAAGGAGGTATATATGGACTACAAAGAAGCTATCGAATGGCTTAATGGTGGTTGGTCTATGGCAAACATTATTCCACAAGATCCGTTTGAAACCTGGCAGGTAAGGATTGCGCAGGCAGATGCAGCTATGGTACAGCAAGCATATTGGATAGTTAAAGCATACAAGGAGCTAAAATGCAATCAAGAGCAGAATTGATAAGAGTGTGTAAAGAGTTATCTATTGATCCTGAAGGTAAATCTATAGATGAGATGAATGAGATTTTAATAGAAGAGACTACTAAACGCTTTGGTGGATATAGAAAATATAAACTACCAGCAGATAATTTATCTGAGGATCTGAAGAGATACCTAATAGAACAGAGAAACTTTCAAATATTAGATAAGAAAGGAGATAGTTATGATTATAAAGGTGGGAGGATTAAATGAATCCAATATATGAAGAAAATGGAAAATGGTATTTTTGGGATGAAACTTGGACTAATTCAAGAGGCCCATATGATTCAATAGAAGAAGTGAAAGAAGACTTTGATAGATATTTAGATGTATTAAACACTGACGATGAAAACTATAAGAGAGGAGTAAAATATGGGATATAATGAATTGTATAGAAAGAATGACAAGGGAGAGTATGAGCCAGTTAACCTATTCTTTTCTGAGTACCCTAGTGAGGGATTGTGGTTGGTTAGAAGGATAAGGGATGGTAATAGGTGGACATGGATTAATTCTACAGTAGAGGATCTACCTAAAGCCATGACAATAGCCTCACTAGAACCTTTTAGAGATGAGATAATACAGAGATGGGTTATTAAGGGGGAGGAGATGGGAGAAGAGGTTACTCCTTATGATTTGGCGTCTATATTATTCCAAGTTGTGAGTGAGGCTATGAGTACAGAATGACAGAATTATGTAAAGATTGTAAATGTTGGAAGAATGAGTATGATATAAATTGTGTACCATTTTCTGGTAATCCCAATGCAGATATCTACTTCTTAGGAGAAATGGCCGGTAAACAAGAAGCGCAGGCTACTCAAATTACAAATATACCAACTCATTTCATAGGAACAGCTGGGGTTATACTAGATGAATTCCTAGAAATAGCTAGGATAAATAGAGAGGATGTAGCAATAGCCAACTCAGGTAGATGTTACAAATCCAATAATGTCAAACCAACCACAAAAGAGTTAGATAAATGTCTTAAGCATACAATCAAAGAGATAGAACAGATCAAACCTAAATTGGTAGTTGCTCTTGGTGGAACTGCTCTATATCAATCAACAGGTAAAGTTGGAATAGAGACGTATAGAGGTAATCTTATTTATTCTGAGAAATTAAAGTGTAATGTGTTTCCTGTATTTCATCCAATGGCTACTGGGTATGATATAACTAAAAAGGATGTGTTGACTAGAGATTTTAGAAGGATAGCTGAGCTTATAGATAAACCACCAACAGAAATAAAACATTATCCATACATATCAATTGATAATGTAGAAGATTTTAAAGATATAGATTTTGATACAGAGGAGATATATTTTGATATAGAGACTACTGGATTAGACCCCTATGAAGATGGAGCCAGAATAACATTGCTTCAATTAGGTGATGGAGAGAATATTTATGTAATAGATGGAGCTATCTTACCAGGAATAAGAGATAGATTAGATACTCTATTCAAAACTAAGAAATTTATAGGACAGAACTTCTCGTTTGATGCTAAGTGGCTAAAAGTAAAATTAGATATATTTCCTGAAAATTGGTTATTTGATACTTGTCTAGCTGAATATCTGTTATCAGGCCTAAAAAATAATGACCTTACAATGTTAACCTGTAAATATGTACCAGAGTCAATAGGGTATGATGATAACATTATCTCAGTAGGTGGAGCTCATAAAATAGAAAATATTTCTGAGCTCAAACAATATGCTGCGGATGATGTTGGAGTGATGTTTAAAATTAGGAAGGCGCAGTCAAGAGCATTGATAAAGAATAACCAAGAAGACTTTATGAATGATATAATGATGCCTTGCAATAAAGTATTAACTAAAATGAGTATAGGAGGAGCTAAATATGATTTAGATGAGTTGCAGAAGGTAGATGATACCTATAATAAAAGGGCTATTAGAGCCATAACTAAAGCTATGTCATTAAAAGGGGTGAAGGCATGTGCTGAGCATTTTGATAGAGAGTTTAATCCAAGATCTTCTCTAATGTTAAAGTGGTTGCTTTATGATTATTATGAATTGCCTATTTTAAAGAGAACAAAGAAAGATAGTCCAAGCACTGATAAAGAGGTAATGAAGAAGCTATCTAGGAGAAATACCTATTGCAAAACTATGATTGATTATAGATCGTGCCAAAATATTAGAGAAAATTTTTTGGTGGGAATTTTGAAAAAACTGGTGGGGGACAGGGCTCATACAAAATACAGCCTACATGCTACCACTACTGGACGACCCAACTCTAAAGAACCTAACCTGTTGAATATACCTAGAGAAAAAGATATTAAGAGAATATTAATAGCAGAAGAGGGGCATAAGTTTGTGTACTCTGACTTTGCAACCATTGAAATTAGGGGAGCGGCTGTTGTTTATGAGGACGATAATTTAATAGAATTATGTAATAGTGGAGGAGATTTCCATAGCCAGGTTGCTTCGTCTACTAATAATATTCCTTATGATGAGTTCTATGACCGCCTGCAGAATGGGGACTCAGAGATAGATAAGTTGAGAACAGCAGCCAAAGCCGTATCATTTGGGGTGTTATATCAAATGTCGGCAAAAGCATTATCTCAACGGATAGGAACAACCATCACTAAAGCCGAAGAGTTTATTTATAACTACTTCAAACAGTTCCCCCAACTTGAAAGGAACATTGAGAGATTGAAGCAGTTTGTGGTGCAACATGGATATGTTCGTAATCATTATGGATTTTACAGAAGATGGCGAAAAGGTACTTGGGAAGATCATGGGACAATAAGAGAGGCAGTCAACTTACCGATCCAGTCACTCTGTTGGAATTGGGTCCAGCTTTCCCTTATCCAAATTGATGCTGAATTGGAAAGGCGTAATCTGGATAGCAGAATAGCCCTTCAGATTTATGATGCGATCATTTGTGAAGCGCTTGATGATGAAGTTGAAGAGACTGCCAATTTGATGCAGAGTATCATGATTAAAGCCAACCAAACATATGGCAATGTCGCTAAATTGGGGCGTGTTAAGCTGTTAGCAGACGTTGAAGTAGGACAAAACTTGGCAGACATGGAAAAGATATTGTAATCATTTCAAGTAGTTTGGTTGTATCATTTTTGACATGTCGCTTTTTGCTTGACATTCTAAGAGGAATGTGGTATAAAGTAGATAACAATAAGTTAAAATATAATTTGTGGGGGGAGAATAAATAATGGGAAAACAAACTTGTGGTGATTGTGGTGTATTAGAGGGACAGCTTCACCGATTAGGGTGTGATATGGAAAGATGCCCATTTTGTAACGGACAATTAATTGGTTGTGATTGTCGCTATGAAAAGTTGGGGTTTACAATACATCCAACTTATAGGCTTCCTCAAGATATTTATGAAAATGGATTGACCGACAATCTTATGGAAAAATGGGATAGTATGCTTGAGGAAAAGGGAAGAATTCCATATATTCTTTATCCTATTATATGTGCAAGGTGCGGAAAATTATGGCCAGATTTTTTTATGGTACCTCACGAGGAATGGAACTATTATATTGAACCTGGAAAGAGGGATAAGGTACTTTGTAGAAGCTGTTATGATGAGATAACAAATTTAATTGACACTTATACTGAATGAAACATAAATTAATAAATAAAGAGGAGAAATAAAATATGGATAATTCAATGTCGAATGGTGGTGGAATAGGGTTTGCAGGTCTTTTAACTATTGTATTCATAACACTAAAGTTAATAGGATATATAACATGGTCTTGGTGGTGGGTCATATCCCCAATATTAATAAGTGTTGGATTAGCTTTATTTATTATTCTGATTGTACTTGCTGCATGGGGGAGAAATTGAAAGATGGTAAATGTTATAAAATGTAATAAATGTGCTGTAGATAATTGTAGTATGTATCATGATAATATAGATTCATCATTATGTACTTCTTTTAAAGAGTTAGATAGCTTTAAAGTACCCATGCTTATACATCTACTAACCAAAGAGAAGTATGTACCAACTGTCGCAGCATTATTAAATAGAGTCAGATTGCGGTTTCAAGATCATTATGATTACCCATACTTTAAATTGGTGATTGACCGTGGCTAAGAGAAAGACTCGTAAAAAGAAAATAAAAGTGTGGTGTAGGTATTGTGAACAATTTTGGAAAAGTTCAATTAAAGAATATGCTACAGAACTTAAAAAGGGGAGGATAGTTGCTAAAGATAGAAGATGGTGTAAAGTTGCCAATAGATATGTTGACTCTATGGATGAAGCATGCGATAAATTCAATATGAGTTCGTTATTCTGGTGTGAAAAAGATTGTAATCAATTGCATGTGGCTGTTTGTTTAGCAAGAAGAGCATCTAAAAAAGATGGGTGTGTTAGGTGTAAGCAAGGAGCAGATATTGAAAGGATGGAGGGATGATATGTATTGGTTTATTGCCGATGAACATCTAGATCATTTCAATATTATAACCTATACACATAGGCCTTTTACAACAGTAGAAGAGATGGATGAGGAAATAATTAAACGATTTAATTCTGTAGTTAGAGCTGAAGATACTACTATACATGCAGGAGATTTCACGTTAGCTAATAGAGAGACAGCATACAAATATGAGCAACAGTTGAATGGATCTCATATCTTTCTCAGGGGATCTCATGATAGATGGATGAAAGGGACTAACCATCATGAGATTTTAGATATTACTATTAAGAAACAGCCTATTGTTATTTGTCATTATGCAATGAGAGTTTGGCATAGATCACACTACAACAGTTGGAACATCCACGGACACTCACATGGTAAATTACCACCAATAGGAAAGCAGATAGATGTAGGAGTTGATACTAATAGTTTTTACCCTTACTCATTTGAAATGATTAAAGATATAATGAAGGACAGACCAAATAACCCAAACTTTTTAGGAGATAGGAGAAAATAATATGTATAAATATAAAGTTGAAATTTACATAGATCATGCTTGGATACGATTTGAGATTAAAGTTAGTGCAGGTAATGAAAAGGCTGCAAGAGAAACAGTAGAATTTATTGTTAGTGATATGGCACATACTATATCTGAGTTAGAATTGGTGGAGGTGAGTGATGACCAGAATCATGAAGTGTAGTTGTAATCACAAGTTCCAAGATGAAAAATATGGAAAAGGTAATAGAGTATGTAATCAAACAATGAAGGATGACAAACGTACATATAGATGTACAATATGTGAGAAAGAGAGCAGATAAGATGGAGGATATACTCAGTAAACTACAAATTAAAAATGAATCTTTATTCTTATTAGAAAGGGAGTTTGTAAACTTCCCATCAGATTCTGCAAAAGTTTATAGTTTATTAGCAGAGGCTAACAAAGTAGTATTACAATTAAAATTAAGATTAGAGATGGTTACATCTCAGGTGGTCAAAGAAATATTTGAGGAATATGAAAGAGGCGGTAAACCACTAGCATCTTCTTCTAGGGCCGAAGTAAGAAAGACTATGGTTCCATTGGATGGAAGATATATTAAAGCAAGGAGGGGACTGAATGAAGCAATTTCAACCAAGGAAACGTTAGAAGCAACAGCTAAGGGGTTTGAGTCAAAAGGATACATGCTTAAAGAATTAGGACGATTGAGTGATAGGACCCATTTCAATGAACCATCAGTCTATAAGGGAGGTAGTGATAGAGGCGGAGATGAAAAGGTAACAGAGGAAAATAAGAGGGTAGCGGAAGATTTATTAATAACAGAATAAAGGAGAAAAAATAATGACTAAAAAAGACGAGTACATGTTAGACCCAGAAGAGCAGGCACAATTTCAGAACGAGACCAAAGGAAGTTCCTCAGGAGAAGTGTGCCCCAAACGTAATCCTAAGATCAATGGTAGCTGTGCTGTATGTGAGAAGGTTAGTCAGCTTTGGGGCCTCTTCAATTCTAATGGGGATAAGAAGTATGAGAAAGCAGCTAAAGATCTTGGCGCTAAGTGCTCAAATTTCTTAAATGTAGTCTTTCCTGATAACCCTAACAAGCTTGTTTTGATGGAGATCGGTAAAAAAGCTGGAGACCAGATCTATAACGGTATTAGGAATACAGGTTGGACCGATATTGTTCACCCAAAAAAGGGTATAGGTCGTGAGATGCGATGTACTAAAAGTAGTGATGGTGGATATAATGTATATTCAATGTCCCCTGAACTGCAAAATGCAGATTGGGATGTTCCAAAAGAGGTTTTAGATGCACGATATAATCTGGATAATATTATAGAGATTATAGAAGAAGATAAGATTGAAGTCTTCAAAATCTCTACTCTCAAAATGGATGAGTCACTTCGATTTCGTATGCTCCCAGCTTGGAATAATGATAGCGAAAATCGACATATCCTTGCTCCTCTGTGGAGACATTGGAGATCGTCGAAAGCCGAAATTGCAGGTGAGACAGAGGTAAATGTAGCTGGTGCAATCAATGATGAACCTGCAGTTACATCAGATAATGTTGGTGATCTTCTCCCATGGGATGAGAATGCTGAGAAAGCAGAAGAAGCAAATGGTAAAGAGGCGTGTTTTGGTATGGATAGTGCATATGATCCAGATAATGATGAGTGCAAAAAATGTAAGGACTTTAAAGAATGTACTCGTGTTGTTATAAAGAAAGGATAATTTAATTTGTGTGCCCTGCGGATTGTAGGAGGTCGTCGCTAAGACGTAGGTAGGGGTGGCTGACATGGCGGGATCACCGCGAGCCTAACCTAGCACCCATGTTGCGATGTGGGTGATTTACTGGGAACAACATCTGCCAACTGAATACAATCTGGGTCGACCGGGGCACACTTTTCAAAAGGATATAAAGTATGACAAAAAAGAAATACAGAAAATATATTCGGGACAACTCAGTAGTAGACAAAGAAACTAATTGTTGGATATGGAGTAGAAGTATAGACTCTAGAGGATATGGGGTAGCTAAACGTAATCAGTATACCAGTAGAGGAGCACACAGATTATCCTACTCAGTATTTGTAAACGAAATACCGCAAGATCTTCTTGTTTGTCATCATTGCGATAATCCAAAGTGCGTAAATCCGTATCATCTTTTTGTTGGAACCAATAAAGACAACATGAGAGATATGGTAGAAAAGGGGAGGCAAGACAATGGTAGTATGAGAGGAGAGGACAGTTGGTGGTGGGGGAGAAAACATAAAGAGAGTACTAAGAGAAAGATAGGGGGAGCTAATGCAATTCATCAAAGGGGGGAAGGTAATAGTCAATATGGAACATGTTGGATCTACAATCTACAAGAAAAAATAAATAAAAAAATAAATAAACTAGAATTAAGAAGTTGGTTGGATGAAGGGTGGCTACCTGGCAGAAAAATGAGTTTCTAAGGGGGAATAAAATATGGAAGTAATTGTAAAAGATAAGCCTGATAGTGTAAAAGTATCACAAAATGCTAAAGGTGACTATGCGTTTGAAGTTAAAATCTATCTCAATAACGAGGACTATGAAGAGACAGTACAGAGAATTGATGATATATATGTACTATTACATGGGAAGTTTAAGTAGGGGGGTATAAGTGACAGACCTAAATAAGATAGCCAAAGCAATACAAAAAAAATATGGTGGTACCTCAATTGCTTCTGAAATTGAGGACTCTAAAGAATACATATCCACAGGTAATCTAGCTTTAGACTTATGTTTAGAAGGTGGGATAGCTTGGGGATATGTATCCGAGTGGAGTGGCGGTTCAGGATCTGGCAAAACTTTAATGCTACAGTTAATGTTGGCAGATGCACAAAAGAAATATGGAGCAACGGGGATATGGTTTGATCGAGAGGGCTCTTGGTTTAATGAAAGAGCAGAGGAATTAGGG